GTAAAAGTTAATCCTTTAGGGGTAGACGGTAAATTGATAGAAGCAACAAACCCTGATAAATCTATAATCAACCAGCAAGGATTACCATTATCATCTATTGTGATGACTTCTACAACTACAGGAATTTCAACTAATGCAGGCTCAATAGCCTCTACAGAAAACCAACAATCTATAATCTGCAAATAATGAGTTGCGAATACACACTTAACGGAAAAACTGATCCCACTCATACTGAGCTGTTTAACTATATTGCCAATAACAAAGAGAGATCTGCAGATGAAGTATACAGAATACTAAGAGAAGCAGGTATAGCAATTAAGAAAAACGATGCTGGAGGGAATCCTCGTATGTATTTAGTTATGGGGACAGACAGTTCTGTTAACTATAAACGAGCTCAAAATATAAATGTTGGGGCAAGAGTATTTTTTGGGATTCCTCAAAATGAAAGACTATTAGAGTACACTAATTTAGGTACTAGAAGTAATAAGTTTACTGGGGTAAATACTCTATTTGGGTTAAGGATTAATGAGTCCGTTTTAAGAAAAATGGAGTCGCCGCAACAGCAGTATGAAAATATCTCAGAGATACTTGAAGAGGAGGCTAGAAGGGTTATCTTAGACACTCCATCTCCGTTTAGGGATGATTACTTATTATCAGAAGCTGCTCTTCAAGCTAACAATTCTGAAAGATCTAAGTTTTCTAAGATGGCTCAAAATAGTGTAGACAACACTATTAAGCAAATTACAAAACTAAAGCAAGCATTTAAGAATGCTGACATTGATGTAGAGGTGCGATTAGATGGGGATATTGAAGAAAAAGGTATGCTTCTCCCAGCAAGTGAAGGCAGCCCAAACCCAGTAATACTTCTCAACCCAAACAAAATTACAGAAGATACTGTATACCACGAGTTTGCACACTTGTTTATAGATTTATTAGGATACAATCACCCACTCGTACAACAAGCTATTAAAGAGCTTAGAGGTAGCGAACTTTACCAAGAGGTATTAGATTACTACCCAGAGTTAGAAGGAGATACTGAAAGATTAGATAAAGAAGTACTTGCAACAGCAATAGGATTGGAAGGGGCACGAATGGAAAAGAAAGCCCCCAACAAATTACAATCCATTATAAATAGAATATTTAGAGCTATAGGAAAATTGCTTGGGGTTTCTCAAGACGCAGTTTCTCAACTGGCTGTAAATATGATTGTAAATGAAATAGACGTTACTCAGTTTAGGGGAGCACTGTCTTCATATGCTCAAATGAGTAAAGCTGAGCGCAATGTAAAAAACATTGTAGAAACTCTCAGAGAGAAAACACAAACAGCTATCCTACAATTGGAGTCTCTCCCATTTAAAAACGAAGCAGCTATTAACGAGCTCAAACTTCAACAATCTAAATTAGAGACAGTTACAGAAGTAGAGGGTTTGATTGACTTTGTTAACTACACAACTAGACTAGCTGCTAGAGCTGAAACAACTTTTGAAAACATCTTAACTGAGTACTCTTCCAACCCCGCACTAATTAGTGGGGAAAAGAGATTACAAATGCTGCAACAATTGCATCAAGTACATCAATGGTTGCAAGCGTTTCACAATAACACTAGCAAAAATGGGTCTACACTTACAGCTATTAAATTAGAACTGCGCAAAAAAACATCTGCTGTAGAAGCTTCTGGTGGGAATATAACAGAGTTAACCGCTTTCAAAAACAGATTAGCAGATGCTATTGATGTCTTAGATGAGTTAGATGAAAAGTATGCTAAAGTAGGTATCCCAATTCTAGCAGATCTTCTATTAGAGTACAACAAACCGCAGATCAATGATAAAATTGATGCTGCAATAGAAAAAGTTCGCGTTACTGGTAGAGAATTTGGGTTGAAGAGAAGGACCCCTGAATTTAGAGAACTGCAAAGACAGCTTAAAGAGGGAGAAATAACTAGAGAAGAGTTTAATGCTGCAAAAATTGAATTGAATATAAAACATCTACAAGCCCGGAAGATTGGGAGAGAGACTATTATCAGAGAACTTACTGAGAGTCAAAAAAATAAAAGCTGGCTATCGTATATGATGGACCCAGTTATATACTCATCTCAACCAGCTATACAGTTATTTGCAGGTCACGTTAAAGCAGCATTATACAGAGCTGCAGATAAGTTTAGAGAAACTAAATACGAACTCAGAGACATATATAGAGAGTACGCAGCTTCAAGGCCTGGGGCAGAATTTGATGATGCAGCTTTCAACGAACCTATTCTTGAAACTTATACATATGAAGTTATAGATTGGGAGGAAACTAAAAAGACTGGGGAACACGTAACTAAAAGAATGAATCTTTTAAGTTTTGTTCAACCCTATGATGTTGGAAAGTACTATCAAGCAGAGACAGATGCAATTACATCTTTAGCTAAAAAATACAATCGCCCTACAGATCCAGACGACTTAAAAGCCTGGACTAAGTCTAAGAAAGCAACTCAATATTATACCGAACTTTCACAGTGGTATGCAGAAAATTCTGTGATGGCAGAGGATGCGCAAGAACGGTACGATGCTCTTATAAGTAAAAGAAAAGCCCTTCAAGTAGAATTAGAACAAGCTTTGCAAGTAGGAAATTCTAATAAAGTTGGGTTATTAGAAGCAGAAATAGTTTCTTTGTCAACTCAAATTGGGGCAGCATATGACTTTAGAGCTAAACAATTTAAAGGTTCGTTTGCTCGCCCAAATGATAAATACAAATCTGAAAAGTACGAAAAGCTTGTAAAAGATAAGTCTTCTGTAGAATACAGATATTATAAAGCACTTTTGGACGAGTACAAAAAGTCTCAAAAGAAATTAGGGCGTACAAACCAAGTTAGAAATAGTTGGAATGACTTCTCTTACATACTTCCAACAGTTAGAAAATCTACTCTTAATAAAACAATAGAGGGGGCAAGTTCTATAGATGTATCCCAAGTTGTATCTGCAGGTAGAGATATGATTAAAGATACGTATGAAATCTTAGAAACAGATACTGACTATGGGGTACTTGTAGGATTGAACGGGGAAAGATTACAAACTGTACCTGTATTCTTTACAAACCCTGTAGATGAAAAAGATGTAAGTAAAGATGCTCTTGGGAGTATACTTAAGTTTACACACATGTCTAACATGTTTGAAGAGAAATCTAAGATACTTGGGTCTGTAGAAATGATGCGAAGTGTTATTGAACAACGAGGAACTTTAGAGCAAGATGAGTCGGGCAACCCAGCGTTTAATAAAGTTACAGCCAAGCTTAAAAATATGGCTAAACGTGTTGTAACGCAAGACCCCAAAAAAGACCCAGACAATCAATTTAGACATTTAAGTGAATTTATAGACTCTGTATTCTATGGAGAAAAAGATCTTAAGAATCAATTAAATGCATCAATAAGATTATTTGGGAAAGACATAGATATATCTGGTAATAAACTTTCTCAAACAGCAACAACCTTAACTGCAGCTACTTCATTGATTGGGAATAAACTACAAGCAGTTAACCAGATAATAATGGATAATGAGCGTTTGATTGAAGAAGGAATTGCAGGAGAGTACTTTGGGAAAGTAGATTTAGCTTGGGCAAAAGGAGAATATTATAAAAATCTACTGACTTTAAAAACTTTAAAAGATGCAGGTAGTTTTGCCAAAGATAATAAAATGCTTCAAGCCGCAGAATTATTAGATGCATTGTCTGATTTAATAGACAGCAACGGTGATAGAGTTACAGGAGCTCGCCTTAAAAAGTATTTATCTTTTGATACTGGGTTCTTTATGCAAAACATGGCTGAGCATGAAACAGCTATTACACGAATGCTTGCTGTAACTAGAGGGTACAAAGGAAAACTAAAAGATGCTGCGGGCAATGTAATATTGAACGAAAAGAACGAACCTGCAGATTTATACGATCTACTTGTAAAAGATAAAAAAGGAATGTTAACTCTAGACCCAAGAGTAGCTAACGTTTCACTGTATGATGTAAGAAGTACATTAGCAGGATTACAAAAGAAATCAAATCAGCTAAAAGGCTCCGTAGATAGATCTATGGCTGAGAGAAGAGCTGCAGGTAAAATGGTGACGTTGTTTAGACGATTCTTAGCCCCAGGTTTTAGAAGACATTGGGGTCATGGTGGATTAGCTAACGTATCTTTCTTGCATGTAGATACAGAAACAGGGATGCTGTCTGAAGGAGCTTATTGGACTACATTTAAATACATTCGAGATCAAGTACAAAGTATAGCTACAAAACAACCAGCTAATGTGTGGAATTTTCTTACCACAGATGAAAAAGCTAACGTACGTAGAACTGCTGCGCAATCTACATTTTTTTTAAGCTCTATGATTTTAAGTGGATTGTTAATGGGAGCAGCAGCGGAAGAAGACGATGAAGAAAAAGCTGCTCAATACATTTTCTGGGCGTATCAAGCTCGAAGGCTGCAAACTGAACTTGGGGCATTCTTATCCCCAAAAGAAGTGTACAACATTACCAAATCTCCATCAGCTGCTTCTAGACCTATAATGAACATATATAATTTAATAACACATATTGTGTTCAAAGAGCTCCCTTATGCTTTAGGTGCAGACGGATTAGAAAAAGATATTTTCTATCAACGGAAAAGTGGGGAGTTTGAAAAAGGGGATAGAAAAGTAATTAAGAAGATCAGATCCGTTATTCCAGTATGGAGCGGGTTAAACAAAAACGCTGAAGAAGCTATTAAGTGGTTTGATCTTAATGGGTAATTAAAAAAAAGAGAGGGGCTAACCTCTCTTTTCTTTTTTAATTGCTACTACTAACAGGGTTAGATACCCAAGAAGATCCATAACTGAGTCCTCAGTATTATCATCCACGCCTACATTTTTAATCCTTGATAACTTATCATCTATTCTAACTGCGATTGAATCTGATGCTTTTAGCTTAGAGAATATCCTAATAGGGGATAAAGCTGAATCTCCGTAAGCTGCGTTCTTAGTTTTAAGAAGTTCTTTAACCTCATCTAAAACTTTAATAGCCTCTTTAATAGTAGAATGTTCTACTTTTTGAATATTAACAGTGCCTCCTGTAATATCAGATTGGCTCCAAATTGTGTCACTCATTGTATAATTGTATTTGTTCGTTATCTGTTAAAGGTCTTGGGAGCTCAAACCAATCAATTTTAGATTCAAGCATTTCATTAATTTTTACAAAATGCCCATTCCCAAAAAACCCAGCTCTCCCAAAACTATACATTTCTGCAGCCGGGTGAGCTGATATTAACACTTTATCTTTAGGAATGTACTTTTTATATTTTTCTGCGTGTTTGCCCCAAAGAACAAATATAGTTAAAGGTTTATGCTTGACAATGCTTTTGATTACATTAATAGTAAAAAATGTCCATAAACGAGAATGGCTTGCAGGATTACCTTCAACAACAGTTAACGAAGTATTTAAGAGAAGCACTCCTTGTTTAGCCCAATGAGTTAATGAATAGTCAAACTCATCTGGGGTGTGGCAATACTGCGCATTCAGCTCTCTTATAATAACTTTTAAGCTTGGGGGCACGGGATTAGATTTTACCCCAAAAGCAACCCCAATAGCTTGTCCATTATGATATGGGTCTTGCCCTAAAATAACTACTTTAACATCAGAAAGTTGACAGAGTTCAAAAGCTTTAAATGTATCTATTCCTGCAGGGTAGACTTTTCTGAGTTTCTTTTCTTTCTGAATCTCTTTCTGTATTATATTAAATTTAGGGTCAGAGAATAGGGGGGACAATACATCCCCCCAATCTCCTAGTTTATTTTTCCAGGTCATGTTTCTTTGGTAAATATAATTCAGGATTAAATACTTCGTAATCCATATTTAAGATACTAAATAATTCACTGTCCTCAGGTAAGTCAACATCAAGCTTTGTTTCAAGCTCTCTACGCAAAGACTCGGACTGAAATAATATCTTTCCTGTATGACCGTCTATATCGAAGCTATGAAACTCTAGTATTTTTAATTTCCACAAATCATCTATTTTAGAATATCTTCCATTAATAAAATGCTCAAAGGATTTAGTTGCTGATGCTGGTGGGGAGAAAACAAACATTACATGATACGGGTCGGGATCGTATCTTTTTATAAAGTTTCTAAACGAACACAATGCTTCTTCAAACTTTAGAAACAGTGGGTCCCCAGAAAATCTATACAGTAATGCTATCACTTCCCCAACATTATCAGGCTCTATCCCAATAAAACAATTAATAAATAACTTATCCCATATAAATAAACTTCTGTTTCCACCAAGGAATGGGAGAGCAAAAATGCTACTTGTTGTGAGTTTAGACCCCACCAAATCATACCCAACTAACTTACCATTAACTGTCGCTTGGTAAATGTAGTTAAATTTAAATGGGTACTTTGGTTTGGGGTAAACAGTGTCTCCTACAGTATAAGCTAACCCTTCAGGAGTATAAATCTTTACAATCCCATCTTCGTTAGAGTCCTGTAGTAAATCTAATACCCCACCTGTTAAACGAACACTTCTTCCGTTTTGGGGGGTTAGGGTGAATTTTGAAGTTACCATTCGTCATCAGGGGTTTGTAGGTTAGAAAATATAGTATTGATATCGTGTACAATCAACTCTGAAATTATATTTTCCCCAAACTCCCTAATAACATCTTGTTCTGTCTTTAAAAGATAAACTAATCTAAAAGTCTGATTGAACTTAAAGATTCCCTCTGCCATACCAAACTGCTCTACATACTTTTTAATAGTAAATGCTTCAAAATATTTTGTTCTATCCTTTAACCAATTCTGTGCTGTCTTTTCCCCTACTCCTTTTAGTCCCGGAATATTGTCTGTAGAATCCCCCATAAGCATTTGTTTCCATAGAAACCCCAATGCTGCCGAGGGAGAGGTATGTACAAACTCTGTTGTACGATAATTATAATGCATACCAACACATTGATACAACACATCTTTATCTGGGGAGCAGATGATAGTCTTACGCTCCGTATTATACGAATAGTAAGCCACTAAATCATCTGCCTCTAACTCAGATAAATATGTAAACTTCCACTTTTGAATTAAATACTCCTGCAATGCTAAGAATATAATTGGGCGTGAAGATTTTGCATCTTTGCGTCTAGCTTTATACTCAGGGTCAACGTTATATCTAAAACATTTTCCCTTAGTAAGAAACCCAGCAAAAGAAGAGGTATTGCAAGTATTCAACATACGATTTAAACGTTGATCAAGACCTGCAACAGCCTCTTCTAATGTGGGTTTATCCATTTCGTAGTACAACAAAGAATCCCCATCAATCAAACATATATCATTACCTTTTGGGATTCTTTCTATACTCATTACAGTGCAGTTAAACGATTAGCTTCTTCTTGGATTTTGTTGAGTTTATCAGAGTACTCTTTCATTATCTCTGCACGCATAATCTCCCACTCTTCATCTGTCTTAGCTGCGTAAGTAGATGAGTGATAGATTGATCCGTTAACCCCAGTCAAACTAGAGTGTACGAAATACTGCAAACAACGAATAGCCCCTGTAGAGTCATTAGGTACTGCCCCAACGTGCATAGGATCTACAAACACATTGTGAATCTCACCTGAATAACAGTTGATATACATCAATCCCCCAAAGTGAAGACCTGGAACACAAGAATCGTAGTCATTAGTGTTTACTTTATCCCAAGAATCAAGGCGATGTACACACCCAACTTTGATAAAATGCCCAGGCTTATTATATCCGTTAGGGCCTTCGCAGTAAAATGCATCTCCACGATTTCCCATCACCGAAGGTTCAAACAAACGATCTTCTACAAATTCTGGGAGACCTTCAGATTCAATTTCTCCTGTATCTGCATTGAATGTACGTTTGTAACGATCAACCCTCTCCCCAGTCTCAGTATCAAACTTATGGAAAAGTTCTCTAGATACTTTATATCCATTCAATAATCCCTCTTTAGTGATTTTGATTTGGTACATAGTAGCACGCTTTGTTGCAACTTCTTCACTCAGTCCGTGCTCCTCCATAAGCTCTTTCTTAAGCTTAGGATGCACATATTTCATGTTAATGAAATTGAACATACGCTCGGAAAACTCTCTCCCATTCCCATTCTTACTCTTTGTACGAAGAACAGGGTTACGCAGCCAGCGTGTCCACAACTTAATCAAAGGTTCAAAGTCTACTCCCATATCTATAGACTCGTAGATTCTATTTACAAGAGCTTCAGGCATAGGTATATTAGATACTGAATCCTTTGTTTTAAGAAAACACTCCCCACTTACAGGATTTACATAAATGTGCTCGCACTTACTTTGCACAAGTTGTGAGTAATCCTGAACTGTAAGAGATTTAAACTCTTCTAACGCTAAGTTGTAAGCTTCTAATGAGTTAGCTTCATTAGCAGCATCTGCAACTTTTAGCATTGCTTGGTACAAATCTTTATCGTATGATACTGAAAACGGGGTGTTTCCATACGAACCTGTGATTTGCCCATCCACAACATTAATGTGAATCATAAATTTAAAATTTAAGGGTTAATTTTTGTGTGGTAAATTAATTTCTACTTCAAGTTTACCACGAGACTTGAGATAAAATTCTACTTCTTTTTCAAACAAAGAATTGTCGTGTGGGAATGATATATAAGACATTAAACTATCAACTCCCTCTATGAATTCCTCTTTGCTGCGATTTAATTTAACAACCTCATAATCAAGTATATCCGCCGCTTTTACATCCTCTAAGATAAACAATTCTCTGGACTTTTCAGCTATATTTTCTTGGTTATCTGTACTATTTACAAAGTGCTGAAACTCTATCATTCTTTCTAACATATCAATGATATCTTCCAATCCTTCAGAAGAAACATCTATGTTTCTATACACATCTACATACTTACGCAAACTCTCGTACATTTCAGAGTACTCTGGATTAATAAAACCTATTTTTCTAATCCAATCAGGTACACTTCCTATGGCTTTACCCGTTAAAAATATTTTTAGCTTATTATCCACAATATAAGTATTAGATGTGTCATCCCAACTACAGAAGAATTCATCAATATGCTTGCAGTTAGGATTAGATTTTAGATATTTAACATTAGATTCATTAATTTTTAAGAGCTGCGGACCATCATACTTATCCAATGCATCCTCATCGAAAGATTTAGTAGGACTAAATCTAACTGGAATAGCATCAAAGTAGTAGCAAACTTCGGTTGAGTAAAAACGTCCTGCTGTAGGAAATAACTTCCTTAAAGTTAAAGTTTGACTTTTCAATACTTCTGCAGCAAACACAAGTTTATCCTCATCTTCTGAAGTTCCATAATACGTAGTCCTTGTAGAATTGTAGATAGTAGCTACTTTAGGTTCTACTTTATCCCAGATAAAAGGTTTTATATAAGAATTGCCTGCAGTATTTATACGTAAACTGTATGCTACTATCTTATTCTCAAGCTTCCTACGCTCTTCAGGAGTCAAGTTAGACATCGTCTCTACAGACTTTAGATTTTCCTCCCTGCTTTGCAATGATTTAATCCATTCATCAGGAACTTCTACATCATCATAAGATTTCAACAACTCCGAAGCCTCTAAATGCTTTTTTATTTTAAGCTTATTTGTAATAGCTGCATTTAAAGCTCTCTTTTTCTCTGCACGTTCTAAATCTGGTAAGGATGCGTTGTTTACATCTTCCTGCATCTGACTCAAATCACTGTCTGTAATTATAACAAACTTTGAATGCAGTTCTGATAAATACAAATCCTTAGTTCTATTTCTAGATACATCTTCTGAACGATAGTAAATAGCATCAAAATTAACATCACTCCATCCTTCAAGCTTATTAGTTTCAATATGCAAATCCCCAGCTTTAACATAACTGTTTACTACTCTTGGGGAAAAACCTTTAAACAAAGATTTAGGGGATAAATACTCGACAGATTTATCTTCAGAATACTTAGGTCTAAGTTTACTAGTATCTATGATTTTACTTAGTTGACGCAAAGCACTACCACTTTCTTGCAAACCTTTACCTATAATATCATAGCAAGCTTTAACCCACTTTAAGAAGTCTGCTTCATTAAGCTGCTGTTCCACTAACTCACTAGCTTCTTCTGACGCTTTATCAATTACTCCCTGAATAAATCTTTTAGTATTTTCATTCCATATTACTTTTTCTCTTGATGGGGTAACTTCTACACCTTCTTGCAATACAATTTCTTCCCCAGTTTCTAGATCTTTAATTGTTTGCCTGATAGGGCATTTCAAACCTACACTACCATACAACTGCTCCATCTCCAGCTCTCTAAAATCTACATACCCATAGTTAATACCTACTGAAGAAGTTTGGTCTTTAACTACTACAATGTGCGGGCGGCTGTAAACATAGCTATCTGTTACAATAACATGGTCTGAATTGTAAAGAACATTAGAGTGAATGTTTTTCTCCCAATGACTTTCTTGCTCTTGTATGAAGAACTTAACATTCCCTAAGTAATTTAGTTGCTCTTCTACAGCTTCTTCAAATCTAGATCTATTATGTTTCTTAACTCCGAAAGATATAATAGAGTAGTTCTTTTCATCAGTCTCTTCATAGTGAACTTTAGTACCATCACTAAATTCAATGTAGGGATTAAATTTAGGAATCATAAAGTCTGTTTTGTAAGGGTAACAGTTACATTTAAACTTCTTCCCATTGTGCGCCGTTTCAATAGTATAAAACTCTACACCTGTAGATAATGCAACTTTAGCACCTAAACCGAAAGCCCCAAAATTTTGAGAAGTATTACGTTTAGTAGAATATCCTAATTCTAATATCCCTTCTAAACGTTTACCCCCAATACCAACACCGTGGTCAATTATCTCTAATACATCACAATACCCAACACCTTCATTTCGTTTGTAGTTAATTGTTACGGTGTCGATATCTGTATTAAGATAATTTAAATCGTAGTAGTCACGGTTAAAATTAGAATCAGAATATTGTTCCCCATCTCTTCTGATGAAGTAATCTTCTTCTGTTTTAACCCCAGTAAGAATCTCAATAGCTATCTCTTTCTCTCTTTGAGAATCGCATGCATTTGTTACAAGCTCTCTAATAGTAGAAGGGATAGGGTTAGAGTACTGAGTAGATTGCAGAATGTCAAACACCATTCTCTCAGCACCCTTGTTAATACGTTTAGCAACACCCGCAGTGTTCGAACGTATTTCTTGGTCAATAGTTTTAATACTCATAAACGCATAAATTGTTTATAAAATTTTGCATACTTTTTTTGAAGGGGGTTTAGTATTGATTCATCAACTTTTAAGATTTTACTCCTGGCTGTAATACGTACATAACTAATGCTAGGTTTAATTTCCCCACTCCCTAACTTTTCTAAACACTCTACTCTATATTTAGACTCAATCCCCGAAAAAGAATGAGTCCATAAATCAAAGAATTGAATAGTACTCTCAGTTAGTTTATTAAACACCCCAAACGCTATGTCGTTATACCGACCAATAGCAATAATATCTCCTGGTTTAAGTTTTCCTACCGCTTCTGAATTTATATATATTTGTTCCATTTTAATAAAATAAAAGCCCCGACCTTATTTAGTCGGGGCCATTAATTCTAAAATAGCTTCTATGGTTTTAAGAATCTGGTTTTGATTCCTTGGGACAAATAAAACAGGTGGGTCATCCATCTCCATTAAATGCTTTTTAAACATCTTCCATTTAAGTGGAAAACGATCATTGGCATATCCTTTACATTCAATAACCCACTTACCTTTAGGATCTACAAAATCGGGGGTGTAAGTTATATCCCTAACCTTATAATCTTTTTTGTCCGTGTACCCAGTTTTTCCATTATCCTCATAACTAGAATTTGGGTAATGAAACCCTTCTAACAACACATACTTGTGTTTTTCATAGTCGTGTATGATATGGTTCTCTTTTAACTTGCGGTAGCAAAAAGCTTCCAACAAAGACCTAAACGTAATTCCGTCAATAGTCTTTGTCTTTGCAGTTATTTTTCCTCTTCCGCCTGTGGTACGAGCCCCAGGTACATTTCTCTGTCCAGTTCTTTTACCTCTTCTAGCCATTTTCGTTCTAATTTTTTAGCAGTCTCTAAACTCCCAACATCTAATTTGTTTTTTGTCCCCAAATTAGCCATCATCACAGCTGCTCTATGCAGAATGTAATCAATCTTTTCTTTTACTTCAGGGTCTGTAAAATACGGTGAATCCATGTAGCATTGTTTTTAATAAGTTAAACGCCTTTTCAACCCCATAATTTTTAACAAAATCTGATATATCCTTAGATTTATATTTGTCTGGGATACAAAGGTTGAAAAGTTTATACTTTTCACAGATTTTGTTAGCCATGATTTGGCCATTGTTAGAGGGTTTATCTGCGTCATTGTCGTACAGTACCACAATATTCTTAAACCGAGATTTCAAATCCTCAATTAATTCTTTTGAAGGAAAATGCATCTCACTCTGAAGTGCAATAGATTGATACCCAAGAACACGCAAAGTCATAACATCTTTTAGTGAACTTGTAAGGATAACAATTTCTCCTTCAGACAGCTGTGGGAATCCTTGAATACAGTCTTTAGAAACATTGCTATACCACTTATGTTCAATTTCAAGAGGAGAGTATATTTTAACCCCATTTTTAAAATTAAATACATAAGTAATGGTTTTGCATTTAAATCTAACCTCGTTAATCCAAAAATAATCTATTGGGTGTACCCCAAATGTAAGTAAAAGTTGTTTACTTATCCCAAACTGTGTCCAAAAGTTTTTGTCCTCTATCGTCCAGGGTCTTCGTCTGACCTCAATTTTTGATAGAGTTTTTTCTTCAATTCGCTCATATTCAGTGCGTCCGTACGTAACAGCCACTGGAACATTAGCCACCTCACCAACGAGATTGAGCCCAAAATCATTAGAAATAGTTTTAAGGCAATCCACAAAGCTGAGAGAATACTTATACATAACATAGCTAAAACAATTAAATGTGTGATTAGGATTCCCAAAATCTTTGTACAATAGGTTGTTATTAATCTTAGCAATAGATACTGTTGGAGAGTTATCTTGTCTAAGATCAGATTTAAACTTTACCCCAACCTGTTTAAAGTTTGGGCAATAGTGTCTAAAAATATCGTACTCGGTTATTTTGGAAAGGATTACATCTGTGTGCAAATAGTCATTACTATTACGTGCTTGTATCCCCATTTCCCACAAAAATAAAAAAATAAAGGGGCCACATTAAGTGACCCCCTTACCTTTAATTCAACACATGAATCAATTACCACGGAGCATCATCAGATGCTTCAGATGTTTCCGCAGAGCTGTCCGCCGTAATTAAATTAGGCGAGTATCGTTGCAATGCAAGGTCTGTGTTAAACTCTGCATTAAAATTACCATACTCATCGTTAAGAGCTTTAACAAACAAGTCATCTCGCTTTGGTTTCAATCTCCCAAAATGTTTTGTGTAAACATTTTGATACTTTTGATCTTTAACCCCAAGCAATACACGTACGCGGTTATCTGCAAGTGAGGATACTAAAGATTTTAGTTCTGCCATATCCCCATTAACAATTTTATCTATTGTTTCTAGGTAGCAATCTCCACCATTAGATACGTTAGCCCATGCTTTGATAAACTCCAACAAGGTATCTTCTCCTACGTATGCTTTGCGAGCACCTTCAGCACTATACCAATCGTATTTATCTGCGGGATTTGACTCTGACCAAGAGATTTGACCACGGTTGTTAGTCCACATAGACTTATCCCCCGCCTTATTAGTCCTGATTTGAGATTGAAGCAAAATCTCTACACGAGTGATAAAATCAGGAGATTCGTGCTTCACCCAAAACGTAACTTTTTGGTATTCTTGATCAGACAAAGTAACCGTGTAGTTAGGGTCTGACTTAAGATTAATCCCAAGTTCTTCAAGCTCAGTCAAGGTTGGGTTAACAGCTGCTACTTTTACGGGGGCAATACCAGTATATAACTGTACCCCACCTACTACTTCTTGTTCTGAATTATTACTAGCAATTGCCATATAATCAATTATTAATGGTTATCAATATCAAAATCATCACTTGTAGAATTTTCTACTTCTGCTATCGCATCAATTAAATTAGTTTGCGCAGGGTCAACTGTTTCAGTGGTTTCCTGTGCATCGTCATTTTCAGCTGCAATCTGAGTATCATCTACTAATTTAAAACGCAAAGAAGTAATGTTGTTCTTCTTAACACGCTTACCTTTTAAAGATGGGTGCTGAAACATAATCTTTACTTCAGCAGGAGTAAGATTGTACTTTGTTTCAATACCTTTACGGTCAATACCATTTTCAAGATCTGCAATAATTCCACTGACAGTAATTACAGAAGGGGTTTCATTTGTTGACTGTACTTCAGTCGATTCAGTTTGAATTTTAGCGTCAATCATCGCTTTTAAAATTTAAAAATTAATCAATAAAAATGTTGTCCCAGTCAAGTTCCATTACTTGACCTTTAAGATGTTCGCATCTTGAGCCTGCATTGATGTCATTGGCAGAGTCAAAGCTGATCATAGTTGTATCACCATCTCTGAACACATAACCGACAGCATCTGCATTAGCACATGTGATGCTTCTAATTTTACCTGTGAGATCAAGGTCTTTTGAAGTAACCTCTTTCCCTTTCTTTTCCGTTATCTTGTCTTTTAAATGCCCGACGAGAATAACATGATCAGCAAGTTTATTCAACCTATCTAACCATTTTTTGTAAGCTATGCGCAAATACAAATAACCTGCACCTTGAGGTAAAGACAGCACTGACAAACCCTTGTTATCTGGGTCAAAGTTTTTGCCCATAGGTGTTTGACGGTACAATTCTTTTGCCTCTAACTCACACCATACCTCTAATTGAGTTACAGTGTCTAGTGCTATGTATTTGTATGGCTTACCTTCATTGATAATAGCTCTCCCAATAGTAGATAGTTCTGATAGGCTGTTGGCTTTAATTTTCAAAGCCTCAACCATATCGCTACCATCTTCTAAGTCGATGATCAAGCAATTATCAAGTTTAGCTAACGTTGTGGTTTTACCAATTTTTGGTGGACCATACATTACAAAGTTTTTTGGGGACTTGCGCAATACCCCAACTTTGTTTTTAGGAAGATTTAATGATTCGCTCATTGATTGTAAATGTTGATAAATCTGTTTGAAATGGGATCATTCCTAATAAACCATCCCTGTTTTTTTCGATGTGCACAGCCAACAATCCTACAGGATCTTCCCCACAATAAGTGTCTGTAATCCCATATAAATCGTAAGGGCGTTGCAACATCATCACCACATGAGCATCTTGACCTATAGAATCGCCCCCAAATAAATCTGTTAAGAGAGGTTGGTATTGATTCTTGGCTCGATGCTCTTGCTCGATATTCCTGTTAAGTTGAGATAGAAGTATTGTAATACTCCCCATTCTTGCTTGCATCCACATACACCCCTTAGAGAGTACATTTAGATTCTGCAACTCTGTATCTTCTTTCCCAAGTACAAGTCGTGAGTGGTCGATAAGATTGATAACAAGTTTGCTAGGGTGCTTGTTAAAAATCCTTTCGTTAGTTTTTTTCACCACATTTATGTCTTGGGGAATAGAACAGAAGTAAATAGGGTAGTCTTTATACTTTTCTGTAGCATTTATGTAAAGTTTATACTTGTCTTCCGGCAGTTTTTGTTCAACGGATAATAGTTCAAATGTCTGAAGTTTGGTGTCTTTAGATCCAGCCCGCAAAATCTGCTGGTCACCAGACATTTCAAAACTCCAATAAACAACTATTATGTCCTTTTGAACATTCTCATCTAAAAGATCAAATATTAACTGATTACTAAATGCACTCTTCCCAACTCCAGGTCTACCGGCAATAACGTACATCTTTCCTGGTTGTAATCCCCCCATTAAATTCTTATTCAATCGTTTCCATTTAGTAGGGAGCACTTTTCTTCTACCCGCCATCCCGTCCTTGACGTGTTGAATAGAGCGTTCTACTTCTTTGGAAATGTGTCTAAGAATGGGGAGATTAGAGTTGCCTTGTGATTCTTGAGGCGCTGCTTGGTTTTGACTCATCTATGTTGATATATTTTTCCCAAGTGTGATTATTTACCCAAGTAACAAGTTGCTGCATATACTTTAATTGGTCCGTATTTCTACGTAACTCAACTTCAGTTTTTAAAGCTTTAATTACTTCTTTGTGCTTTCCAAGATCTCCTTTAACATACTTCTCGTATTTAAGCCGTGCTTTTTCATTAGCTTTTGCCATAGGGTCATTAGCTCTAAGCACACGACTTTCCACTCGAAGAGGAAAATGGGACAGTAGTTCAGACCACATTTGTTGGAAAGGAGAAGATAGAGGGGAACTAAACTTATCTCTAACCACATGATCTTCAACTGACTGCCCCATTTTAAGGTATCCGTTGGTTTGCAAAGACTCTACATCTACGTTGAGTTGTAGAGATTTAAGAACATCATAGGCTTTATGCTGCAACAGGCACAAATATAAATAATCATCAGCACTTATCCCAAAAATTTTAAGAGTTTCTGTACTAATTTCTATATTCATACTAAAAATTTAAACATCTTGTTTAAATACCATAGTTATTTCTACACCTTTGATATTTAATGTTATTTTAGACGGGCTTTCGTTACTTACATCTACTGTATTAACTTCCTTAGTTTTTACTTTAGATGGTATTATACCATTGTACTTCATATACCAGTATCTAGAAGTAACACTTTGCGGACTTCTACCAATTTTAGAGGCAACTTTTTCTGCTGTTCTTGCCATGTTAGTTGAAACCTCCATTTCAGAGTACACTAAAGCATCTTCTGAACTCTCATACCTACGTCTGTTCTTGTTTCGTGTTGAATAAGTTGAGTACATCTTCAATTGAATTTAACCATTGTACATTATTAAGTTTACTCACAGCATTTTCTAACCACTTTTGTTCCTGAGAATCTTTTACATAAAGAATAAAAATCTTCCCGACTTTATTCTCAGAAAGTCTAAGTAAT